ATGCCAGTTAGCTGTTACCTCTGCATTTTCTTAAACGTTGGTTTGGGAGAAGGCTCTGCATTACCGGTTGGGGTGCCTGTTCCGTGGCCTTCAGCCACTCCGCCAACAGGCTGGCTGAAATGCAACGGTGCGGCTTTTTCTGCTGAAGAATACCCGGAACTGGCAAAGGCTTACCCGACAAATAAATTGCCTGATTTACGTGGTGAGTTTATGCGTGGCTGGGATGATGGAAGAGGCATTGATAGTGGTAGGGGGATTCTCACTGCGCAATCTCATGGTATGCCGTCTATTTCAGGAACGTTTAATGGTCTTTTTGCTGTTAAACAAACAAATGGTTTAGGTGGTGTTTCTGTAGCAAAAAGTACAAATGCTGAAACTTTATCTACTTCATCTGGATCAGGTTCCGTGTTTGATTACACGTTTAATGTCAGCGGTTCGACTCCGGTATCACCAGAACTTCGTCCGCGTAATATTGCATTTAACTATATCGTGAGGGCCGCATAATGGATAACACTGCATTAAATAGCGAGTTTATTGCTACAAAGGCGGGAAATATTACCGTCTATAACTATGATGGCGAAACACGGGAATATATTTCCACATCAAATGAATATATCGCTGTCGGCGTCGGTATCCCGGCAAGTTCCTGTTTAGATGCTCCTGGCTCATATAAAGCTGGTTATGCAATTTGCCGTTCTGCAGATTTTAACTCATGGGAATATGTGCCAGACCATCGCGGTGAAACGGTCTATAGCACTGAAACAGGAGAATCAAAAGAAATCACAGCTCCGGGTGATTACCCTGAAAATACAACCACTATCGCTCCATTAACGCCATACGATAAATGGGATGGTGAGAAATGGGTGACCGATACTGAGGCACAGCATAGCGCAGCAGTCGAAGCGGCAGAAGCACAGCGTCAGTCACTGATTGATGCTGCAATGGCTTCCATTAGTCTGATTCAACTGAAATTACAGGCCGGGCGGAAGTTGACGCAGGCAGAAACAACCCGACTTAACGCCGTGCTGGATTACATTGACGCGGTGACGGTAACAGATACCAGCACCGCGCCGGATGTCATCTGGCCTGAACTGCCGGAGGCGTAGGCCATTCAATATCTGGAGCCCTGGAGGTATCAACCAGTTCCAGTGCGTCCAGATAATCCAGCCACAAATTATATTGCGCCAGTTCCTCACCTTTCAGACGACCAATAGCAGCTTTGCCAGGCCACTGATGGGTATTGATGTAGGTATTGACTTCTGAAACCAAAGATATTTTTTTCATTTCAGCCGTCAACACCTCATCCTCTTTTGAAGGGGGTGGGGAATTAATCCATACTGGCCGTCCTGAACTATCAGCGCCAATTTCTTTCCCTTCTGGATGCAGCCCAAGAAATTGCTCATATGTTTCTCGGGTAATTTCAATAACATCATCAGGAAGCGTTCCCGCATCCTCATATTCTGGAAACAATTCTTGCAGATAAAAACTTTTACTTCCGGGTGAAAAGAATACTGAGTTCATTATTACCGTCCAATGATTAACGCTGAGACGCTGGTATCTGAAGGAAAGGCTGCATTCAGTGGTTTGTCGACTTTGAACACAATCGTATTATTCCCCCTGACAGCGGCAAAAGAACAAACCGCAGTCGCGTATGAACCTGTAATATTACTGGATACACCACCATAAGCTGTTGTTGATACCAGAGGGATAACGCCCAGCACCTTATTAGGAAATACAAAGGGCAATGTGGCTGTGGCAATATAAGACTTATTAGAACCTGTAATGGCATAAGCATTATCAGTCATTCCATTCATCGCCACTGGACCGCTTATACTTACAGTAACCATCTGAATGATTAGCCCGTCAGGTTGACGAATCACAAAATTTCCATTGCCACCAGTAACCGTCCAGAAAGACATATCAGGGATTTGTTTTTCCCCGTTGCCCACATTTCGTTTTGCCGCTTCTCCCAAACCAAGGTATGTGAGAAGACCAGCTACATCCTTTCCACTCAAATTGGTAAGCGTATTGTCCAGCGGTTGTTTACCTGCCAGCGCATTAAGCATTGTCGTGGCAAAGTTCGGATCATTCCCCAGTGCCGCCGCCAGTTCGTTCAGTGTATCCAGTGCAGCAGGTGCAGAACCCACCATTCCTGCAATCGCCGATTTCACAAAAGCCGTAGTGGCAATCTGTGTATTGTTGATCGACTGCGCCGCCGTGGGGGCTGTTGGCGTTCCGGTGAGTGCCGGACTCGACAACGGTGCTTTTAGTGCCAGCGCATTGTTAATGGTGGTACTGAAATTCGGATCATTGTTAATGGCTGCGGCTATTTCTTTCAGCGTGTCCAGCGTGGCTGGCGCACCATTAATAAGGGCCGTCAGTGCCGCCTGTACAAACGCAGTGGTCGCAACCTGCGTGGTATTATTCCCCGCCGCTGGCGTTGGCGCTTTGGGGGTTCCGGTAAATGTCGGGCTGGATTTTGGCGCGTACTGTGAATGCGGGTCCGGTGCGGCAAGATGTTTTGCCATCTGATCATCCGCGTACACCTTCAGCTCCAGTGCCTTGTCATCCACATACTTGCGGGTTGCCAGCACTACAGCAGGGTCGATTTTCAGGGTGATATTGTCCGTGCTGCTGGTAATCAGCACCATGCGCACGGTCTGAGTGCGCCCGCTACCTTCAGCCAGTTGCGGCTTATAGCTTTCCGGGCAGTTGCCCACGGCAATCAATGCCCCGGACTCATCAAACAAGCCCACTTCACGTATCCACCAACCGCCCTCGTTTTCAGGGATCACCTGTTCGGCAATAATCTGGCTGCTGTTCTGCGGGTCGATATAAAGCATATTCAGCGCAGCCCGGCGTTTCTCATTTACCAGTGCCGTCTGCTTTGCGTCCGGCGTTGGCAATACTCCACTGCCATCGCCCACCGCCATATGGGTAATTTTTAGCGGCACACCGAGCGCGGCGGCGCTGGCAAGTTTCGCCGCGCCAATATCCGTCAGCAGGGTATAAAATTTTGTGCTCATGGATTCACTCTCATTGTGTCAATAACATGGACCGCCCCGCCTTCATGCGCGGTGCCACCGGAAATAATCGTTTCGTTGATATACGGATAGATCGTGATTTCTTCGCCAAGATAGCTGGCGGCTCCCACCCAATGCGGGCCGCTGGTCTGCAGATTGATGGACATGCCGATCATGTGGCGGCTACATGGTTTGGCATCGCTTATCAGTCGCTCAAGTTCCAGATAGGTATCTTCAGTGATGCCCTGGTCCTGCACGCCGATATCCAGGCGAAACGTGCCCGGTGTTTCTCCGGTCTGCCACCACTCAATAATGCGGATCAGGAATCCGAACGGCTCCACCACCCGCCGCACGGCACTGGTGGTCCCTTTATGCTGATGAATATAAAAAGCATCCTTCACCACCTGGCGCTTGACGCTTTCTGTCCAGCCCTCGTCCCAGCGATCCACAGAGAACGCCCAGGCGAGATAAGGCAGGAAACTGACCGGACAGGTTGCCGGATTCCACAAGTCACGAAGCGGCACCTGCAGATCAGAAATCCCGCTGCAGGTTTGCGCCAGTCGGCGCTCCAGTGGTGTTGAACCCGGTGGCAGCAGACTATTCATCCGTTCCTCCGTTGGTTACGCTCCACTGCGTACATGATGCCGCCTGTGTTTTGTTCATGACCACATCCGCCAGAGGAGAAGCCAGCTCCACACGCTGCACCCCCTCAACATGCAGGGCGGCAAAGATGGCGCTACGGCGAATATCCCGACCAAGACGCGTCTGACTGGCGATGTACTTCTGCAGGCTGGCTTTTGCCGCTGCCATTACCGGCTCTGCTTCCGGTCCAGGATAGAGAAAAATGGTGGCATCCACGCGATACGGGATGATTTCTGCGCTGCGAACCGTAAGACGGTCAGCCACCGGGCGGACGTTCTCACTGTTCAGAGCTTTTTCCACCACGTCCAGCAGGTCTTTTTCTGCAGTTCCATCGCCTTCGCGGCTAAGGACAGTCAGCACCACCTCTGCAGGTGCCGGGCTGGTTGCACTGGCATCCGCCACCCGACCGTCGGCGCTTCGGGCATGAAATTCATAAGCTGCAGTTGGCCCCGCAACAGAAAGCCCTTCAAAGGCTGCAGGCACACGCAGGCGCAACGCTTCATCGCTTTCCATCACAGCTGCAACGGGCGGCACAGCATCATTATCAGCAGGCGTCACCGTCAGGCGTGTCACGTTGTAGTTGGCAGCGAGCTGGTCAAGATCGCCGCCTATCGCGTAAGCCACCATCACCGCCTGCGCGGCTTCGTTAATGCGCTGGCGCAGAAGCAACTCACGGTAAGCGTTCTCCTGCAACAATTTAGTGGCGGGTTCAGATTCCAGTTCCAGCGTGCGGATCACTGCTTCCTGCTCATCTTTCGGATGAAGCGCCACAAATTCTGCCTTGCGTTCGGCAAGCAGCGTCTCAAAGTCCGGCACATCCACAATCTGCGGTGCAGGCAACTGCGAAAGGTCAATCACTGCCATTCTCTGCTCCTGTTGATACGGAAAGGGACACAGGCACACCGTTATTCCGCCGCCCGGTCAGCTCCACCACCATTGAACCGTCAAAATTGCTGTTGATGGTGATGGAATCCAGCGTCAACCGTGGCTCCCAGCGACTCAGCGCCACATACACTGCCGACATGACCTGCAGGCGTAATGCCGGATTTTGTGGCTGATCTATCAGTGCCGACAGCAGGGAACCATATTCCCGGCGGGCAATACGGCTACCCTGCGGTGTCAGCAGAATGTCCCGCACCGACTGGCGCAGATGATCAATATCAGTAATGACTTTGCCGCTGGTATTGTTCATCCCGCTATAAAGCGTCATACCGGGCCTCCGGTTGTATCGCCGCCTTTCAGGACGCCAGTATGCTGATGCGCATCAACCACGATCCCGTTAGAACTCATCGCTCCGCCGCCCTGGGTAACGCCACCATTGATCACCACTTCGCTGTTAATGCGCGTGCGGTCAGCCTCCAGTACAAACTCACTGGTTTTCATGGTGATGTTGTCAGCAGCCTCAATGACCATTGATTTGATGCCCCTGACATACCAGCGCCCGGTGGCGGGTTCGTATTCAAACCAGCCACCGTCAGGATGTTCTGTCACGCAGGCGTCCGCCGACGTCGACGGTGGTGCGAACTGATTCGAATAGACAGCGGGCAGCGCAAAGGCGGTTTCCAGACTGCCGCCCAGACTCAGCAGCACCACCTGCTCACCTTCCGATGGTCGCCACCATGTACGGGCATTCCCGGCACGCAGCGTCAGCCAGCTGATCCAGTTGGTTTCAAGCTCGCCCGTTTTCACCCGGCAAAGCCAGTTTTCCCTGTCCACTTCGGTGACTACCCCTGTGCGGATCAGGTTGGTGATAAGGCGCATGATTTCGGTTAATTGTGCGTTCATAGGGAAAGGTTGCCATCAGGGGAAGAAAGGCGGCAGTGCTGCAACTTGTATCAGTGCTGATACAAAGATCACCCCGCCAGCCATTGCAGAATCATGTCGCGGGTCATTGCCTCAACATCATCATTTACACCCAGAAGGCGACGCTCTGCGTAACGCACCTCCGGTCCCTTACGACTGACGCGATCTCGCAGGCCGTAATGGTGAACGCGGGCAATGCGCTGCACCTTGCCTTCAAACTGCACGCTGGCAGAGTCGGTGCTGGCGGCAGTTTTCAGGTATTTTGTGGTGCGCAGCTTTGCAAACATCTGACGTTTGATACGGCCTTTTTTACTGCGTGCTGTTACCCGTCGCGGTTCATAGCTGCTGCCGTCAGGGTTGCGCTGCATCCTGATATTCTGCTGCTGTGTCCGGCGAAGTTCCTGCGCCAGCTGGCGCATCATGCGGCTTCTCGAGGCTGGTTCCAGATTCGCCAGCAAGGCACTCAGCCAGTCGTCCACCTTCTGCAGTTCAGCCACGTTTCACCGTCCACATTTCTTCAGGTGCATCAGGTTCCGCTATAGCTTCAACGCTCGACACACTGCCGTCAGTGCTGACCAGCACACGTTCCGTCAGTTGCAGGTTCAGGCTGATATCACAGACATCGTTGCGCAGAATATCCACCTCAAAGGTGAATAGCTTTTCCCGTAACGCCGGGTTATTGATGGCATCGGGCTGGTTATCCCTCAGCCACAGCAAAACCGGGGCCATCAGCAGATTCTGGTCGCCGCTGAAATCCTCAATCACCGCGTTCAGTGTGTAACGGTACTCCCACGACATGGAGCTGGCTCCCGTGGCAACCAGCGAACCGTTATCCACAAACAGATGCAGTTTGTCCGGGTTATTGCGGACATAAGGCACCGCTTTATTGAGGGCGTGGCGCAGGGATTGTGGTTTGTTCACTGTTTCGCTCCTGACACGCAATAATCATGTCCACTTTGTCTGCACAGACCGCCCAGGCGGCCTCCGTTTCATCCAGCAACGCGTTCAGATCACCGTTAGTGCGCGGCGTTGCCTGATCCAGCCGACACGGCGTCACTCGCGGACAACCACTGACGGTAAGCCATACCTCCGGTGAGTGCCGGACGTTTCCGCAGCCGGATAATGTCAGCAGGCAAAGGAGTATCAGCCCAGCGGCGTAAATCCTCGTTCTCACGTTTCAGTTCCTCGATCCGGTGTTGTCGTTGTCTCAGCAGCGTGCTGGTCTGTTCTGCTTCGGCATAGAGCCGCGCCTGCTCCCGGTTATTGGTTTCAGTCAGAATGGACAGGCTGATAAGCTGGCTGTTGCTCTTTGCCAGTGCCTGGCTTTTGCTCTGCAGCTCGTCTGCCTGCGTGCTGATGGTCTGGCTGGCATCAGCCAGCCGCCACGTCTGCCAGCCCAGCGCCGCCAGTAATAACGTCAGCACAACCAGCAGCAACCGGTTCATGCTGCTACCTGTTGCGCCATCTGATTACGGGTGATCCAGAAGGCAATAACGGTCAGTAGATAAAAGACCAGGGTAATAGCCCACCCCGTCCAGGCGAGACTTACAACAATCAGCAATCGCATCACCCAACTGGTAAATACGTTTTCTTTTCGGGTAATTGTCTTCAGCAAAGATGCCCTTAACTCCTGCCAGAGCGGGCCATTCTTAATTAACGCAGCCAGTGCTACCGGAATTACCGCCCATGTCAGCAAACAGGCTACCCAAACGCCGGACGCTGCCAGTACCGGAAAAATCCCCTGCGGATACACCATTGCTGCGATTAACAGCGCCATCCATAACATCAGAAACAGTCCGCTGATTAATTTCTTTTTCATTTCAGTTTGCTCCCTGTAAACACCAGGCCATCTCCCGCGCACGGCGGTTATCCAGCCCCTGATTAAAAACACCTTTCACATAAACCCAGCGCGGCAACTGTCGGCACGCATCCGCCCAGCGCCGCTGATTGAGCAATTTCACCAGCGTGGAACTACAGGCATTGCCCGTCCCCACGTTGAAGGCAAACGACACCGTAGCGTCATACACCTTCTGCGGCGGCTGTTGCTTCACACACCTTTCCAGCGCCCGCTCCATACGCAGCACGTTGGAGATCAGCCCTTCCGCTGCCTGTCGTTCCGTGATGGTTTTGCCGGGAATGACGCCCGATGTATTACCAATGCCATCGGTCCAGACACCCGCGCTGCACTGATACGGCTGCAGACGACAGCCTTCGTAATCGGCAATCAGTTTCAGCCCCTCCACGGAGGTGTGAAGCTGCTGAAAACCCGGCAGCGTGGCAGCAATAGCCAGCACGGTCCCGACAAGGCAGCGTTTAACGATTGATGGATTCATAATCCTCCCGCGAGATCTGCCCGTCGCGCAGAAGCTGGTAGGCTTTGTGTTTGTAGTACCAGTTGATAGCCAGCATCAGCACACCAATCATCAGGCCGCCCAGCGTTGAGGCATCCTTGATGGACAAATCGCCCAGCCAGGCCAGCACGACGGCGATGCAATACGTGATAAAGGCGCTGATTCGCTCAAGCGTCATAATTCAGTCCCATAGCTGGACGGTCTGCACGGTGGTGGTGGTCGGAATGTCCGGCAGCTCCACCTGCAGCCCGTGAGGTAAAAAGGGGCCGTATTCGGCAAGCCCCGGATTTGCCTTCAGTACCTGCTCCGTGACACCCTGCGTGCGCCCGTAATGACGCCAGCAAAGCGCGTCCACCGTGTCATACTGATGCGCACGCACTTTCATCAGATAAGCTCCACTGTGCAGTGCGGCGCGTCCTGTACCCGGCTGATGGCCCAGCGGGCGTCACGCCATAAATCACCGCTGGCTTCCGCCAGTTCCTCGCCCCGCTTAACACCGGATGCCGTGGCGTCATAGTCCTGGTAACGTTCGTTGAGCATGGCGCGTGCCCAGCAGTAAACCGCGTTGAAATAGTGCTGAATACGCTCACTTTTCCCATCCAGCTGTTCTGCCGGAACCTCTGCCAGCGAGGCATATCCCAGCATCTGCTGGCGTCTGCGAAACTCATACAGCTCTGCGTTGACCTCCGAAATTGCCGACAGGGCAACCTGTTTTAAACGCGGCTGCGTCACCGTGCCGTCAGTGCGCATCACGCTGCGAAACTCCGACAGGTCCACATTAGGCCAGAACGGCGTATTCCTGATGATTTCCGCCTGTTCCGGTGCCTGTTCTGGCGCAACAAACTTCATGCTGCTTTCTCCTGAAATAGAGGGCGGTGGACGGGGCTTTGATGTGGCAGTGCCTTTCGCCACCCCGTGCCGCCCGTGCGCGGGGGCACGTTCTGTCAGCGGCTGTCATTGCGCAGTCTGCGCTCCAGCTGCTGTTTGTCTTTTTTCACGCCACAGCGGGGATCGAGCTGTAACGCATGGTTGAGATGATTAAGGGCGGAAGCCGGGTTGCTTTCACTCAGGACAGCGCCAATCGCTTTATGCAGACGCGCCCGTGACTGGTCCGGCATATCCAGACCGTCTGTCAGCTCCAGCGTCTGCAGCAACAGATCGGCATCAAAGCCGGTGGCGGCAAGCATTGCGCTCTGCGCCGCATCTGCCATTTCCTCTGCCAGCACGGTCTGCACGTTGCGGTTACCCAGCGGCATCACCCAGCCATGACGCAGGGCATGACGCCCAATCTCCAGCGCCCCGGCATAATCTCCGGCATCAATGCGCCACAGCATCACGTACATCAGCACGTCATCCTGTTGAGCGCCTCCGGCAGCCAGGACGCCCTCCGCCCAGGCGGCATATTTCGGCAGCAGCTCCACCTTGATTTCCGCTTTTTTCACCGTGGACTGAACGCCCTTGAGACGGCGGCGGTCTTCCGCCAGTTGCAGCAGCATCAGGTCATAGCCCGACGCGTGGCGAACACTGCCGCCCTCACGGGCGGCCTGTTCAGCCTGAACGCGCAGGCGATGCTGCCGTGCGGGACTCAGGCTCATGGTTTATGCTCCGGCTTCTACGGCGACGCTGAAGTCGCCAATCTGGATGTTTTCCACCAGTGCTGCGCAGCGGTAGTCCTCAACCACATAGGCTTCGTTAACGGATTCAAAGTTTTCAATCCGGTCACGTTTCGGGTTGTCGATAACTGAACGGCGGCGGGTGTCTTCCTGCCAGTAGATGGACAGGTTATCCAGACGGGTGATCAGCAGCGCATTCGGCGGGAAGAACGGCGCACGCACGGCCTGCAGGCCACCCATGCGTTTCTGGCTGATGATCATATCGGCAGCCAGTTTTTCACTGTTTTCCTGCTCTTTGTTGACCAGCGGGAAATACTTATCAGACAACAGTTCACGACCGCAAATCACCACCAGATCGTCATCGTCCTGGTAGACCACGTCGATAAGCTCATTGACCGCATCCATCACCACGGCGTCCAGGTTGGCATATTCGCCACCTTTACCGACTTTCACCGCGCCCGGTGTGGTTTCACCGCCCGTGGTGGTGCTGCCCATGACGTGATCCGGTGCATCCTCACGGATTTTCTGCAGCCAGCCTTTATTCACATCCTGCAGTAGCGGGTTTTCGCTACGGTTGGAGGTTTTCGCACGCTTCACGCCGTTAAAACCGATCATGATGCGGTCCAGTGCCTGACGTTTCACGATGGCATCACGGATGCGCACCTGGAAATCCTGAAACTTCGCCCACAGGTCCAGCTTCGCGTAGGTCAGTACCGTGTCAAAGTTGGTCTGCTCGCATTTGTATTCCACATCGACCATCAGCGTCGGATCGACAGGCTCACGCTCTTTTGCGGTGGTATCAGTGGTTCCGGCAATGGTGCTGCCAACACCCAGCCCCAGCAACTGACCAGACTGCTCAGTCACTGGCGTGACGTTAATCAGCGTCAGGAATGCGGCGGACTGCTGGATCTGGTCTTCCAGCGTCTGCTGCACAGACGGCTCTACAGTAAACTTGCTGGACAGTTCTTCAACTGCCACACCGTTCAGACGAGCCAGCTGCTGCAGGTAAGCGTTAAAAGCAAAGCGGGTATTCTTCTTCATCAGGTTTTGTGCTCCATCAGCAATTGGTCAGAGTGTCAGCGGGGGCGTTACCGCCTGTTGCACGCTGGCGGTAGTCCTGGCGGCTGTCTTCATGGCTCAGCTTGTCCACCAGTTCGTTAAAGGCGGTCAGCTGTGCCTGCAGGGCAGTCTCCAGCTCAGACAGGCGTTCTTCCTGCTCAGACAGGGATTTTTCGGTGCGCGCACTCAGGTTCTGCTGCTCAGTGGCGACCAGTTCCACGGCCTTATGCACATCAGAGAACCGGGCGTCATCGGACTGCTCTTTTTTGGTGAACAGCGCCGTGACACGGGCAAACAGGGACGGTTTGTCCTCCTGGATTTCTTCCAGTTCGATCACCGTTTCCTCTGCAGCGGTAAAGAGATTGGCGGGATTCTGCTTGCGGTTTGCCAGCGGGTTATGGGCTGCACTGGCGCTGAATGTCAGCATTTCAGTGCCCAGACTGGCAGGGTCATCAGTGGCAGCCAGGCCGACCAGGTAGGCTTTGCCCGTATCAGCAAACTTCGGGCTGACTTCCATAGAGGTGAATAATTTCTGGCCTTTTTTCACCAGTTCTACCAGGGACTCCGTTGGCTCAACGTCGGCATACAGCGCCATCTTGCCCGCCAGCGGACCTTCCGTGATTTCTTCAGCAAACAGCGCCGTCACCTTGCCGTAGCGGTTAAAGGTGCTGTCCGGCAGATAAGACTTGATGTGCTCAAGGTTAATCAGCGCGGTATACACCGCCGGGTTGTAGCTGGCTGCCATCTGTTCCAGCCATTCACGCTGGATTTCGCGTCCGTCGGTGGTGGCACCTTCCACCCCGATGCGAAAACGCTTTGCTTTCACTGTCATGAGCCGTGCTCCGTTAGAAAAAACTTACTGGAGCCTTATGGTTGCGGTGATGGGGGCAGTGAAACAATGCGCGGTATTTGTACCGACAACCACACAAACCGCAGGCGGGGAAAGCCTTCATTCAAGGCTGTAGGTTTGTGCCATGAACACCACACTGACACCCGCAGATCTCGATCCCCGTCGGCAGGCCATGCTGCTGTACTTTCAGGGATACCGCGTAGCCCGCATTGCTGAAATGCTGGGCGAGAAAGTTGCAACCGTTCACAGCTGGAAAAAACGCGACAAGTGGGGTGACTATGGGCCGCTGGATCAGATGCAGCTCACCACCGCCGCACGCTACTGCCAGCTCATTATGAAGGAGCACAAAGAAGGGAAAGATTTCAAAGAGATTGACCTGCTGGCGCGCCAGTCGGAGCGCCACGCGCGGATCGGCAAGTTTAACAATGGCGGCAACGAAGCCGACTTAAACCCTAACGTCGCCAACCGCAACAAAGGCCCGCGCCGTCAGCCGGAAAAGAATGTTTTCACCGATGAGCAGATTGAGAAGCTGGAAGAAATCTTCCATTCCTCCATGTTCAACTACCAGCGCCACTGGTGGGAAGCCGGAAAAACCAACCGCATCCGCAACCTGCTGAAGTCACGCCAGATCGGCGCGACCTTTTACTTTGCCCGTGAAGCCCTGATTGACGCTCTGCTTACCGGACGTAACCAGATTTTTCTTTCCGCCAGCAAGGCACAGGCTCACGTCTTTAAGCAGTACATCATAGACTTCGCCAAAGAAGTCGAGGTGGAGCTGAAAGGCGATCCGATGGTGCTTCCTAACGGAGCCACGCTTTACTTCCTCGGCACCAATGCCCGCACGGCCCAGAGTTACCACGGCAACCTGTATCTGGATGAATATTTCTGGATACCGAAATTCCAGGAGCTGCGCAAAGTGGCTTCCGGTATGGCTATTCACAAAAAATGGCGACAAACCTATTTTTCCACGCCATCCAGCCTGACACACAGTGCTTATCCGTTCTGGTCCGGTGCGCTGTTCAACCGTGGGCGCAATAAAGCCGATAAGGTGGACATCGACCTGTCCCACAGCAATCTGGCCCCCGGCCTGCTGTGCGGAGACGGGCAATACCGCCAGATAGTCACCGTGGAAGATGCAGTGCGCGGCGGATGTAACCTTTTCGACCTCGATCAGTTGCGCATGGAGTACAGCCCGGACGAATACCAGAACCTGCTGATGTGCGAGTTTGTGGACGATCTCGCGTCCGTGTTCCCGCTCAGCGAGCTGCAGGCGTGCATGGTGGACAGTTGGGAAGTCTGGACCGACTTTCATGCACTGGCCCTGCGCCCGTTTGGCTGGCGCGAAGTGTGGATCGGTTATGACCCGGCGAAAGGTACGCAGAACGGCGACAGTGCCGGATGCGTGGTGGTGGCACCGCCAGCCGTGCCGGGCGGTAAGTTCCGCATTCTTGAGCGTCACCAGTGGCGCGGGATGGACTTTCGTGCCCAGGCGGACGCCATCAAAAAACTGACTGAACAGTACAACGTGACATATATCGGCATCGACTCGACAGGTGTCGGTCACGGGGTTTACGAGAACGTGAAAGCGTTCTTTCCTGCCGTCCGGGAGTTTGTCTACAACCCCAACGTTAAAAACGCCCTGGTACTCAAGGCCTACGACATTATCAGCCACCGCCGTCTGGAGTTTGACGCCGGGCACACCGACATTGCGCAGTCATTCATGGCAATCCGTCGCGCTACCACTGCCAGTGGCAACCGCCCGACCTATGAAGCCAGCCGCAGCGAAGAAGCCAGCCACGCCGATCTGGCCTGGGCAACGATGCACGCACTGTTTAACGAACCGCTGCAGGGCGAATCCGCCAATACCAGCAATATTGTGGAGATTTTTTGATGGGAAAGAGTAAGAAAAACCGCGCAGCGGCGATGAATCAGATCCAGCATAAAAGCCAGACTTCAGCCGAAGCATTCAGCTTCGGCGATCCCGTTCCTGTTCTGGACCGTCGCGAACTGCTGGACTATGTGGAATGCGTACAGATGGACCGCTGGTATGAGCCGCCTGTGAGTTTCGACGGCCTGGCGCGAACATTCCGCGCCGCCGTACACCACAGCTCACCGATTGCAGTAAAGTGCAACATTCTGACCAGCACCTATATCCCTCACCCGCTGCTCAGCCAGCAGGCTTTTTCACGTTTTGTGCAGGACTATCTGGTATTTGGTAACGCCTACCTAGAGAAACGCACGAACCGGTTCGGTGAAGTTATCGCCCTTGAGCCTGCTCTGGCAAAATACACCCGACGCGGGTTAGACCTGGATACCTACTGGTTTGTGCAATACGGTATGACAACCCAGCCGTATCAGTTCACGAAAGGCAGCATCTTTCATCTGATGGAACCCGATATCAACCAGGAGATCTACGGCCTGCCCGGTTATCTTTCTGCCATTCCGTCAGCCCTGCTCAACGAGTCCGCCACGCTGTTCCGACGCAAATATTATATTAATGGCAGCCATGCAGGATTCATAATGTACATGACCGATGCCGCTCAGAACCAGGAGGATGTGAACAACCTCCGCAACGCGATGAAAAGCGCCAAAGGTCCGGGCAACTTCCGCAACCTGTTTATGTACTCGCCTAACGGCAAAAAGGACGGGCTTCAGATCATCCCGCTGTCAGAAGTGGCGGCAAAGGATGAGTTTCTGAACATAAAGAACGTAAGTCGCGATGACATGATGGCAGCGCACCGCGTGCCGCCTCAGATGATGGGAATTATGCCTAGCAATGTTGGCGGGTTTGGTGATGTGGAGAAGGCCAGTAAGGTTTTTGTGATAAATGAACTTCTTCCATTACAAATTCGCATAAAAGAGATTAATAAATGGCTTGGCGCGACAGTTGTTAATTTTATAGATTATCAATTGGCATAACTATAGATAAGTATAAGGGGGGAGATTCCCCTTATACCTCTTCATATTCGAACAATGAACTTATTAAAATCACAATTGAAAATATGCACGATATTGTACCAACTCATCCTTCGCTAAAACAGAACTAGAGTCAATATACTTTATTATATCCCAATCATAGACACATAATGCAAGAACAATTAATCTAACCAACGGAAAATCAGTCATATTAATCAGTATCTCATAATATTCGTCCCGCTCTTCACGTTCCAGCTTTTCATCTATGAGACGGACTAATAAATAAAAGCGCCGTACTGAAGAGTAGATTGATTCAGACACATCGCAATCTGTAATAAATTTAGAAACAACCTCCTTACTCTTACCTTCATTCTTCATGTTAAAAATAAAATCCTCAAGTTTATTTACAGCTTCAACTCCTTTTATATTTACCCCATCAACATTTAATAATGTGAACTTTTCGAATGCAGTGCGTTGTGCGTCGATCAAACTATAAAATCGCATTTCAAAATTCTTCAGATAATCGAGCTTTTCCTGCCTCTTATTTTCATTAATGATACTTGCATTAGCATCACGTTGTAAATCTATTGATTTAATCAATAACACAATTGATAAAAAAGTGAGAATGGGATTAACAACCCCACCCAAATAATCTCCGAACTGTCCCCAAACCTCAGTACTTTTAGATAACCCTTTTCCAGTATTAAAGTTGTAAAAATACATAGATATAACTACAACTATAATGATAAAACTAATATATATTATTCTTTTCATTCTATGAAATCTCATGAATAAAATATTTTACTACTTCCCCGCCAGCCAATTTTAAATCATGTACAGTTAACGTTACATATTGCCAATTTTGCTTAGTTAATCCATTGTTCTTATGAAGATTCTCAGTAATTTTCTTTTTAAAGTGCAAAGGAACAAATCGTAATCCTTTTGCAAGACCAAAGGCGGTTGTTTTATCGTCATTTCTTACAATAAGCCGACCGTTACCTGTCATTGAATTAAAACGAGTAAAAATGACATCAATCTGATATTCACTAGTACCCTCTTCGGTCTCTGTAATATGTTTAGCTGTCTTCGGAGTTAATGTTGCAATTCGCTGCCTATTACCACGAGGGTGATGATTTAGCTCGACATTAAAACTACTCATTGTAGTTATTTTATGCATATCAATTAATCCTCGACGTAATACCTCCAGCAATTTATCTTCTATATCATTAAGATCATTTACAACATCCTGAGCAGCCGAACTTAATTTATTAGCCTCCAAAAACATAGACTCTGAAATATAATAGGACATAACTTCGCAAAAAACATCGCGTCCCATTTTCTTTAATTTTCTTTTTAAAACGGGATCATTAACTTCAATACAGAAATTTTGCCCATAAGAGCTTTTAAAACTCTGCTTTAGCTGTGTCCTAATATCATTAATACTCGTTCTTCTTTCCGAAACCTCTTTTTTTAAAATTGCCTCAGCCATAGTTGAAACAACTCTAGAAGTTCCTGCCAGGGTCTTCAACCCATAATCCATATCAACCTGATGATCATCGCTCTTGATCACAACATCAAAATTAATGTTCAATTTTGCAACCTTTTGTTAACTTTTATTATCCGCATCTAATTTTTATCATTAATAATGGATGACTTTCAACAGATTAGCTCAAATTAGAGGGATTTCGCGCGCTCGTATCCCCGCCACGCCTGCCCGCTTTATGTAGTGGTTTTCATGCACCTGCATGATCTACACAAAAGCCCGCCAGTTCTGGCAGGCCTTAGCAAAAACGATCCTCAAACGATCATGCGATCTCATGCGGCATAGACATGCACCACAGAGCTAACGCCTCGCACAGCTCGTTGTTCAACCTTGCTGACGCCAGAAGCAAGTTCAGACGCCAGCAACGTTTCTTAATGCAGCCAGCTGTCGTCTTCCCACACCTTCTGCATAATTTTCATCACTTGTTTTCTTTCTTCGTCCAGTTGCAGTCCGGTCAGTTCCACACCGTTAGAGCTACCTTTGCGGATACGAATTACCGTTTTGGGATACAGGGGGCGCAGATTGCGGTAAAGCTCGGATTCAAGGGCGTCCAGTGTAGACTGGCTAACCTTCTGCTCTTTATCGATCATTATTTCAATGCGCATAAAAGTCACCTCAGCTGATGACATCCATTGAGCGGTTGTATTCGTGGGTTCTGATTTTTGCCATAAGTTCATCTGTCAGTTCAGAAACCCACTGCAGGGCCAGCCCCTTCTCTTCATCACTACACTCACTAGCCGCTACAAGCTTAAGAAAAAAATCAATGCGCTGGAGCTTCAAAGACTCCAAAAAATAGTCCTGCATCTTTCCTCCTATGACACCAAAGCAATACTGTATACATAACCACTGTTTATATTTACAGTATATAATAATCTTACTGATGTAAAACGTTTTTTTATGCTCATCAGCCTGATATGCTTGGTATTATTAAGAGCACGAATTGTTAACCCGCGTAATTAATACAGGTTTCGCCACTTATCATCTTCCTGCAAACGCTGGTTCCGATAGAAGATACGCAGGCCTGCTCCTGATGGAATACTGCCGCCGCGAAGCAGTAAATCGACCTCTTTCTCGCTGCCATCAAATCCCCTGGACTTCAGTTCATACACGAGCTGCTGTCGCTGATGATCTGTAATTCGCTGTTTGTAGTCTTTACGCCGTTTCGGTTTCACAAGGCGTAACCTTGCTGCCAGTTCCCGGCGCTCTTTTTTGCTCATACTGTGCAGGTAATCGTGCAACTCCTTGTCATCCATGCGGGTGATATCCGTTCTGGTATCTCCATCAGCTGATTTGTCTTTCCCTTGTTGGTACCAATTTTCAGCAAGGGGACAGTTATTGCCACGAGTCCAAGGGGCGCAAGCGCCCTGGTCGGCTACCGCCTCCTGAACGTCAACGGCTTTACGAACCATTTTCCACTTCACTGCATGAGTGCAGATCTTGCCCTCTGCAATGGGTGACCAGATGCCATAAATACGAATACCGTGATCGCCATAGGCGGTCGGCTCTTCGTTAATTTCATAAGCTGTTCTGATAAGGTGATATTTGCGGGGAACCAGTACGCCGCCCTGCTTCATGATGTAGGTGGCAAAACAGCCAGCATCAGCGGCAGCCAGGATGGCATCAAGGCGCGGGTCATCCAGTACCGGCGCACCTGCTTTTTTGTCACCCTGTTGCCTTGCCGCCTGACCAGCCAGCAAGCGAAGTTCACGGTACGCCTGACGCCCCGGAATACCAAAGAAGCGGAACTGCTGAACACGATGCAGAGACGCCCAGGCATTAACGTATTCGGCGTTATCACGCAGGGATTTACCCGTTTCCTTGCTGATCTCGCCAGCCAGACCACGTCCGTCAATGTTCTTACTGATGTATTTCGCGATGTAGCTTGTCGGCGTTCCTTTGCGCGGGTTTATCAGCTCAGACTTAAAGCGTGGACCCGTGTTATTGCCCAGTTCCTCGCGGTCTTCACGGATGGCAAACTTACGCAACAATGCAGTAATGGCGCGGCGGTCTTTTTTGCGCATGAAACACATGAGATGCCAGTGCACAGTACCGTCATGGTGCGGCTCAGCCACCCGCACGCCATACCAGCGCAACCCGGCTTTGTGCATAGCCTTACGAAATGCAGCAAACATGCCGACCAGATAATCGCTGCTTTGTCTTACCGTCGCATTTGTCCAGGTTGGGTTTGGTCTGCCGTTATTGAGCGTAGAATGGAAACGTGACGGACAGGTAATGGTGTAGAAAACGGCGCAGTCACCACGCATTTCCGCGATAAGCTCCAGACCTTTAACACAGGCCATCATCTCATTGCGGCGGTGCGCCGGGTTGCTGCTGCTGGCGTTTACCACGTCTTCCATATCCAGCGTGTCGCCGTCTTCGTTCACCAGTTCATGAGAACGGAAAAACTCCAGCGACTTGCGGCGCTGCTCACGTTTATGCGTCACTGCTTCATAGCTGACATAGGGAGATGCTTTTTTGCTGACCAAGCAGACAGCACGCAACTGCTCTTCCCGCCATTCGCAACGTATCTTCCACAATTTTCGATACCACCAGTCGGCGCAAAGCATACGTGCCAGCGAACCCGGTATGAGTTCATAGGGCACGGGTTTGCGGCGGTTTCTTTTCCGACGGAGTTTCTCAAACGCAGGCGGGATAACATCCAGACGCAGGGTTTCCGCTGCCACCTTTTCCCATGTCTTGCGGATTTCTTCTGGCTTAACGTCATCGGAGGCATACAAATCACCACAAGCGGCCTCAAGACACATGCTCATATGCGCTGCTACCAGGGTGGACAGGCGTTTTACCTGATCCTGACTCATTTCAGGCAGGATCAGCAGGCCCTCAAGCCCTTGATGGCTTGCCATAAAACGGAAAGAAGCGGATAGCTGACTGTCGCGTACATACTCCAGTCGCTCCAGACATGGCTTAATCGTCTCACGCAAATAGCGGGAATAAGCCTTTGGCCTGCCCAGGCTGCTGAAGTATTCGATACGTTGCATCAGCGGCTTGCTGATGTGGGTGGGCTGGGCGCTGACGTCCGCCAGAATGACCATGTCCGGGTTAAAACGCTGCTGCTCATGCGCCAGCTTTGCCCGACTAATGAGATTATCCTGCTCCATTTCGCGCTGGACAGGATCACGGGATTCATTAAAGAAATAACGCTCCCAGACCTGCTCACTCAGTGCATCGCGGCGCAGCTGTTCCTGCTCGTTATCGGCAGCGTACAGAGTGATCATGTTTGAAAGTGCAGACTCCGGCGCAACTTCCGCCGGGTCCAGATAAGGGTTAATGGCCTTTTTCGGGCCGTTCCATGAAAATGCTGCAGCGGCCTCGTTAAAGCCGCTAGAGTTGCTCATATCGTCATGACTCATACACGCACCTCGTGCACAGCAGAACTATCCACGCCACGCGAAGGATCAAATCCCACCCAGCAGCGCGCCCCGGAAACAGCAATGATTTCTGTTGCAGATTTACTCTCGCCAGCCGACACGCCGATGCTGCGTTTTGCCTTGATGTAGTGGTGAGTGAAATTGCGATACAGCGAACGAATCAGGGATGTGTCACTGTTAGAAACAATGACCGGATGACCTTCAGATGATCGATGTTCAAGAACGGATGCCAAGTGATACTGGTCATCCTCAGTGAAGCCATCAGTGTGATAGCCGGAAAACGTACCGTCATAAGGCGGATCGCAATACACCACATCCCCCGCCTTCAACATCGCCAGCGTTTCATCAAAGCTGGCGCAGATAAACGTTGCTCGCAGGGCTTTTTCTGCAAATTTGCGAATTTCTTTTTCAGGGAAATACGGATTTTTATAATTCCCGTAGGGAATGTTGAAATGCCCGCTCTTGTTATAGCGACATAACCCACGGTAACCATGACGATTGAGATACAGGAAATATACCGCTTTCATGAAATCAGTAATTTCAGTGGAGTAATTAAACTCCTGCCTTATGTTGTAATAAGCCACCTCCCTGTTTGCTTCCTCAAATAAAGCTCTGGCACGAGATATAAACGCCTCGCAATCAGCAGCAACCTTTTTATAGAGGTTGATTAAATCAGGATTAATATCCGCAACAAGATAGCTGGGGTAATCCGTCTCTATCATCACAGCACAAGAACCCGCGAAAGGTTCAACCAGTCGCGGGCCAGCAGGAAGGTATTTTTTCAGTTCCGGCATAATGGCGGTTTTATTACCCGCCCATTTCAGGATGGTGCTCATACAGCACCTCCGTTGTAATGTTTGCCTTTCAGCTCTGCGATTTCCTGACAGGTAATGCAAAGCTGCACACCCGGAATGGCGCGACGTCGTGCTGGCGGAATTGGTGCTTCGCACTCAATGCAAAGCACGCGGGATACGCCCGGCGTTTTGGCGCGGGCAGCACGGATATGACGCTGGCGTTCTTCTTCAACGCGCTGCTGTACGAGATCCATTGCATCAGCCATCAGTGGATCTCCTGCGCTTCGTTCTGGATTGCTTCAGCAGTCACACGCAGCAGTTCTGCCGCTTCGACGTGGTTTAGCTGGCGGGATGTGATATGACACGCCAGGCTATCAAGGCGAGCTGCCATTGCTTCAGCCCTTGCCCGGCGTTCTTCCAGACGAGCCTCTGTCAGTAAAATATTAAGCCCTGCATCATCCGGTCCGGTTTTAGTCGTGAGGATTTCAATATTACGCATAATCAATTCTCCTGAATTTAGATAAAGAGATGCCTGGCGGGTTTACGCCATGAATTTCATTAGTTGGTTAATTCGGCATGGTTAGCCGTCTGGGAAATAAGCTCACCACTGCACGAAAATGATTCATTGCTTTAATCAGCTCCCGCTTTTCGTCAGTGGTCAGCTCATTAATGCTGATGCTATGACGTTCAGCTGGAATTTTTGCCATAAAGAATATGGCAGCCAGTGCCCGTTTATTTTGTTCATTATTGATATCCCGTGGATCACGCATATCTTTAATAAACCGCTCAAGCTCTGACTCAATATTCAGGCCAAAAACTTTCGCTCTTAATTCCGCAATGTGATTAAGTCCATTCAGGCGTTCACCGGGGCTTAATGGAACAGTCGCCGCAGCGCCATTAATTGCCATAATTCATATCCCCAAAACGCAACTATCGTTCTTTGTTCTTACGGTAACGCTCAAGGGGAGATACATTTTTTCGTACCGTCTCTTTAACCTGCTCTCCCCGTAAAAACGTCCCATCCTTTAGTGTGAAAAAGTAACTGCCATCGCCCGACAACGACGGATAACAACAGAGCAAATCATCTTCAGGTACTGAATAACTATCCCCTCTGTAACGAAACTGATAAACCACTTCACTTTCTGCCGCATACATTTGGACTTTCTCCGTTTCCTCGTGGTCACTTCAGACAGCAATTCATCTTGTGAATAACATGGATGCCAGCGTTTACCATCCTCACCCATGATCCAGCCGTGACCGTAGTGCATTGCCGGGCTTTGTTTTACCAGCAGCGATGCAAATGATTGTGCCGGGAATTTTTCTACACGCCCGGCGCGTGCCTCAGTGGTAGACTATTTGTGCTAACAATCATCTACCCCTCAAAGGAGAAAACTGATGTCAGAAACAGACAACTTTCATGTACTCCCTCGCCCGGCTCCAGCACCTCAGCCTGAACCGGGGCAAGAGAAGAAATAGGAATCCGGCATGACTAAACAAAGCTCCGAATACTTCCAATTACACTACTGTTATTACCTTGAACTAATGACAGCAACGTTCCATGGTCGAGCTGATAAATTAATGACAGCAATCCAACTTATAAGCGGAACAGCTGTATTTGCTAATACAGGTCTGGAATGGTTGTTCGCTTTTCCTGTTGTTGTAATCGCAACAATCCAACTTGTATGGCAACCAGCTATTATTGCGGAACGAGCAAGCGTACAAAGCCGACAATATGGTGAGTTGCTTTACGCCGAGGATGAATTGTCTCCACAGTTCATTGCACAAAAATTGAAAGCTTTGCATCACTCTGACTCCACAACATTCGGATCTTTGTTAAACCCTGCCTACAAAAGAGCTGCTATTGCCTGTGGTCGGGTTGACGATGTAAACCTCAGCTTCCAAGAAAAACTTTTCGCTTGGTTCGCAGGTTGTTTGCCACGTTAACCATAAATCTTTGTAGGAATCGCTTTTTATTTCTTCCCCGGTAAGCCTGTTGCCGGGGTTGTAATTCAAAACTTGGATGCCACTTTTTCCCACAAGGTAAATAAATCCAGCCGTGACCGTAGTGCATTGCCGGACTTTGTTTTACCAGCAGCGATGCAAATGATGGTTCTTTCGTCAGCATAAGCACCTCACAGCAAACCGAATGAAGCACCGAGGCCAGTCACGGTATCAACTGCACTCGCCATCGCAGGATTAGCCTGTAAACGGGCCTGCAATGAAACAGCAGCCAGCGCCATCAGTCGTGTTACAGAGTTAATGCTGCTGATAGCATCACGACGACCGGCACTAGTTTTTACATCACCAGATACCGCACCTGCTGCAACACGTCCGATCTCTGCAGTTGCGCTCATGACGTAATGCGGCAGTTTCTCTTTTGCAACCTCATTAATCGGTACACATGGCAGGCAGTGAATCTGTGCCAGAAAACCATCTACCAGCGTTGAATCTTCAGTCAGATCGGTAAGCAGCCAGATTTCTGGTGCGGTTAATAAATGAGGTTGAGATGGGTTCAGCTTGTTCCGCAGAATCTGCACATTCATGCCTGCACGTTCTGCCAGTTGCACCAGATTGTGGCGCAGTGCAAATGCACGACAGGCTTCATCAAAATGTGGATGTTTGGAAACTTGGTAATCAAACATGGTCAATGCCTCTGATGTATTTCAGAATCGAACTAATTAAGGTTTAGATTGCATTCTGAAAGCGCATCAACGGTCATTGCTGCTATGTTGATCATCACTTTTTCGCGTTTTTTATCTTTGCGCAGACGGTGACGGATAAGGCGTCCATCAGCCAACATGTCATTGATGGTATCGATGGATAGCCCTGTCAGCTCGCTATAGCGTTCAATAGTCACATGAGGCGTGGTAAGAGTGATTGAAATGTTAGGTCTCATGATGCAACATTCCTCGTTTAATGATGATTAATCAGGACGAATACGGATCGTTTGTATTTTGTGAACACCATAAACATACGATCGCACAGTGAAATCGTCAAGATAAAAGTTCACTTGGAGTGACCATGAATTTGGAGAAAGGCGGACGAGGCGCCATAGAGCGCATGGTAGAAGCTTATGGATTCAAGACTCGACAGGCGTTGTGCGATCATTTAGGAATCTCTAAAAGTACACTCGCCACACGCTACATGCGTGACTCATTCCCAGCAGAATGGGTAATCCAGTGCGCCCTTGAAACAGGCACCTCGCTTAATTGGCTCACAACCGGGCATGGTTCAAAGCAAACTTCAGGTAATACAAATACTATGGAAGTTGCTAAATATGTATTATCTGATGGGGCCTTGTGTGAAGACGGTTTTTATATTTTCGATAGAGAATTTCTACCGTCGGCATTCAAGAATCTTTTTGTAATCACAGATAATAATTCTGAATTTATTTGTGATAAGGAATTTGATGATATACGTGATGGTAAATGGGTAATAAGTATTGATGGCGAAATAACGATCCGTGACATTACTCGTTTACCCGGTGGAAGAATCTTCGTCGAGGGTGGAAACAGAGCCTTCGAATGTAAGATAGAAGACATTGAAATAATTGGTAAAATTATAAGTTTAACAGTCAAGTATGTTAAATAGTACCGGGAGGAAATTATGCTTGGTAAGGTATTTTTTGTGGTTTTGTCATGTTCTTTGTTATTAAACCCACTAGCTACCTATGCTAGAAATTATCCCTGCTCAGGGAAAAAGGGAGGTGTTTCTCACTGTACCTCTGATGGCAAATTCGTTTGCAATGATGGAACTATTAGTAAATCCAAAAAAATCTGTACTAAAAACTCACGATAACTTTTGCTTTTATATCTGCGCCTAAAATAAAAATGAGCCACAGGTTAACCGCAAAAGTTACATGATCACATAGCAAAAAGAATAGCCTACTTCATTATGGCTTCAGTGAGATGTATGGTCGCAGGATTTCATACATTGACACTGGTTATACATACAGTAAAAATGCTCTCTATTGGAGGGCATTTTTTATGGCTGTACGAAAACTCACCACAGGAAAATGGCTTTGCGAATGTTACCCCGCCGGACGTAGTGGGCGTCGTGTGCGTAAACAATTCGCCACCAAAGGCGAAGCACTGGCTTTTGAGCGTCACACGATGGAAGAAACCGAAGCAAAGCCCTGGCTGGGTGAATCAGTGGATCGTCGAACACTGAAAGACGTGGTTGAGCTATGGTTCAAACTACATGGTAAATCACTGACTGCTGGGCAGCATGTCTATGACAAATTGCTGCTGATGGTTGACGCTCTGGGCAATCCCCTTGCAACTGATCTAACCTCTAAAATGTTTGCCCACTATCGAGATAAACGCCTGACAGGTGAGATCTACTTCAGCGAGAAATGGAAGAAAGGAGCAAGCCCGGTCACCATTAACCTGGAGCAAAGCTATCTAAGTAGTGTTTTTAGCGAACTATCCCGCCTGGGCGAATGGTCGTATCCGAACCCACTGGAGAACATGCGAAAATTCACCATCGCAGAAAAAGAGATGGCATGGCTTACCCATGAGCAGATTGTTGAATTACTGGCTGATTGCAAACGTCAGGACCCAATTCTGGCACTGGTAGTTAAGATATGCTTAAGCACAGGCGCACGCTGGCGAGAAGCCGTAAATCTTACTCGTTCACAGGTGACCAAATACCGAATTACCTTTGTAAGAACGAAGGGGAAGAAAAACAGAAGCATCCCTATCAGTAAAGAGCTTTACGAAGAGATCATGGCGCTTGATGGGTTCAATTTCTTCACAGACTGCTATTTTCAATTTTTATCCGTGATGGAAAAAACGTCTATCGTGCTCCCTCGCGGTCAACTCACACACGTTCTGCGCCATACGTTTGCGGCACACTTCATGATGTCGGGTGGAAACATTCTGGCCTTACAAAAAATTCTCGGACACCACGATATAAAAATGACTATGCGTTACGCACATCTGGCACCGGATCATCTGGAAACGGCGCTCCGTTTCAATCCTCTGGCAACGCTGCCAAGTGGCGACAAAGTGGCGACAGCGGTTGGCATTACCCCGTAA